GCTTGTGCTGCGCCTTGTTGTTGCAAAAGATTAGAAATACTATTAGCCGTATTTTGAGCTGCTGACGCTTGTCCTGTTGCTGACGCTTGTCCAATTTGAGTAAGACCCCCTAGCCGGTTATACTGCTGATCAATTAGCCCGCTCAATACTTGAGGTCTATATTGTGATAATGCTCTTTGCACATTCCCACCGCGTAATCCACCTGTTGCAGATGCGTTACTTAATATGGCGTCCTCCCCTTGCTTAGTTAATGCCTTAAATTGTGGGGATTCTTCTAATGACTTAATAGCTGCTTGTTGTGCGTCAGGTCCCCCTAAGCCCACCAATGCTTGTTGCTGTGTTAAAGAAGTTTCACCTGCTTGAACATAAGGGGATAGTAATTTTTGAATAGTGTCAAATTGCCTACGTTGTTCATCTATACTTCTGTCGCCGGATGCAATTTGAGCATCTGACGCTTTATCAGCAGCTTTTCTTTGTTGATCTGCTGAATAAGCACCAACAGCTACTGTTCCTACTCCTACGGCTACTGCAACCCAAGACATTCTTTTACCTCCGACACTAACATAGGTTCTTCTGGTTTAATAAACCTCTGTTCTAACTCGTCTAAATCTTTTTCATTATCTGGATTATGATGTACTGTTGTCCATACTGTATCTTCTAACATATACAAAGCTCTTTTTACACCAGGGGGGGAAATTAAAGTACAAGGCGCTTCTATAATTCTTCTTTCATGTTCTTCAGTAACTTCGACACATTTTCCTTTAGATATGATAGTCAAATTCTCAAAATTATGAGTTTTACTTATAACAATGCTTCCTTTAGGCATGAAAACCTCTCGGGAATACATACCATCTAAGAAGCGATGTACTGGTTCAATATTCAACTGAGGGAGTTTAGAAAGCTTGTCTTCAAACTTTTTAATAAGTTCTTTCGTCGGCTTAATTTCAATTTTGTTTTCCAATTCGTTCATTAAATAAAATCCTTTATCAATGAACCGCTGGAAAGTTCTTTTGTACTCAGCTTGATTTTAGTATAATTATTAATTTATCTCTCGTCCAGAGACCCTAAGACTCACTGAACTAGCTATACTAGCAGAAGCAGTTATAAAATCGCCAGTATTTAACGTTTGCCCCACCATTTCTGGGGTTAAATAAGTAACACCACTTGGTATAGTATGCTGCTTTATGACTGAATTAGAATCAGAAGCAGAACCACCTTCTCTTACTATATTAACATCTATTGTAACATTGGACGAACTAATATTATTCACAGTAAATTTATCAATCACCGTTTTAACAGCGTTTGCTGTATATTGAGTTGTTGTACTTGACTCAATATATTTACCAGGGACTAAGTTTAGAAATGTTATAGCCAATTTAGTTTTTCACCACTAACAAATTGTAATCTACTGTAACTTCAGCATTATTGTTAACTACAGATACAACACGGAACATAAAATCTGTTTTTTCAGGTATCGATATCCCACCATAGATATTTCTAACGGAATCCGTATCTGTTGACACACTCACTGGCCTAATAAGTCTCACTGCTCCGTTCAACTCTCTGTACCAAATAGCTACACTAGCATCATTAGAAGAGGTATCAAGACACGACACCACATAATCTTTTAAATATCCTGTGTAACCATTTGGAATAGTGTAATTTGATAATTCTGTTTGTCCCTTCCCAGCAACAACATATCCGAAAACATTAGCAGTCGTGGTTGTATGGTTTATTTGAATATTACCGACATTTGTTTCAGAACTTCCAGCAGTTAAGATGTAGGCGCGATAAACCCTTAAATACGTATTAGCAGTCGTAACATTAGAAGTACCATTCAATGTAATATCTTCCTGTTGCAAATCATAATTGGAATCTAACCCAAATATTCGCATAGTTCTTGCGCCTACACCGGCTGATGTGTCACTAGCAGAACTTGATGAAACATCTAATGTTTCCGCACTGCCTGTAGGGAAACCTGTATAAAGTCCCCCAAAAGCCCATACATCTTCTGGAACACTTCCTGTGTCAATATCAGGGTTTCTGCCAAACTTATTAACAATAAATCGTCCTGAATATTTACCTTCGGCAATCATAGACTCTTCTGTAATGGTTCTTGAAACAATTGCATCTGAATCTGATTGTAATGTTGAGTTTAAAGCAGAAGTTAGAAGTTCTTTTTGGCCTTTTAATGTTTGTAATCGTAAATATGTTTGCGCAGAAGTGCCATTTTCTACAACTACCCTCATATATCGGCGAACATTGGTTAATCTATGAAATTCCCCACTCCCTGACACAACGGTAAAAGGAACTGAAGAATCAATGTTTGTCCCATCCAATGAGAATTGTATTTTTAAAGTACAATCTGAATCACACAGTAAAGCTACAGTAGTAGAGTTATACCCTGCAACATCTTCCCATGTTCCAGTAAATGTGGCTGAGCTCCCTAAAGCTGCTGTTGAACTGTTAACTGTACTAGCAACGCTAGTAGCATCAATACCATCGGGTGTTTTTAAACTGTAATTTGAAATTGTCATGTGCAGCACCCTCCGCTTATGTTAATAGTTGTCCCTGTAGCTGACGCTACAGCTTGTATTGTATCTCCTTCGTTCAAAACCTGTGCCCCGCACCATTGAAAAAGAAAATTAGCAGCGATAACAATATTTGGAATAATTGTATTACCTGTTGCTGCACTTTGTCCACTTGGAACCAAATAAACTGTTACATTTAACGGACTGCCCCCAGTATTACAAATATCGATTGTTTTTACAATTACTCTTTCCAAACTACTAACTGTGTAAAATGTAGTTGTAGATGCTAAAACAGGACCTCTTCCTAAATTAGTCGGAGTAATTATATCGAAAGCCATAATAACACCCTCGCTGATTTTGAAATTGACAATGCTTGTAAAACTTCTCCGCTTAATTGATTAGACTTGGATGTACTATCTGCAACTTCCCCCGTAGTAACATCCAGTTGACTCGGTATAAGATCAAAAATAGATTCAAACGCTTTTATTGATCGCTGATCTGGTAGAAACGATGCTAACTCTTTTCTAGTTAGCGGTTTTGGGTCAGACATATAGCGCCTCAATTTCTGCTTCTAATCTTGCAAAAGACAAATGTGACTCGCTTGTTCCTCTGAATCGTTGTATTCTAAAGTTTCTCATCATTCCTTGAGGTCTCCACATTAATCGCTGACTTCTTTCCCCAGATTTCCCCGCACTGATTGATCGTTCTTGGCTCCATGACTCCCCATCTAGACTGTACTGTGTCCAAATAACTGGGTTTGCTGTAACTCCCACACGCCCTGTTAATGCTACAAGCTCTAGTGAGTTAAATATAGCCCCCTTACTTTGGTTATATACAATAGTTGTCCCAAAATCCCAACCAACAACGGAACCAAAATGAGAAGAAATAGTACTAACAATTTCCCCTATTTTAGGAGACGCTGTATCGCCCACAATCCATTTATTATAACACCACACATGGTTCTTAGCTCTGTATTTCTCTTTAACGATTACCCCACTGTTTAAAGTAAACCACACTGGCTGACCTACTACTTGAGAACCTGTCGCATCATAAACTAAAGTCTGATCAGGCAAATGAACCAATAAGTGATTATGATTGTCATTCACCTTTGTTTCAAGTAATACATTTTTTAATTGTTCTTCTGTATAAGTTTTCAGAATTTGGTCAATCTCACGAGTAGAAACTTTAACAGTTTGTCCGCTTATGCCTAAATAAATTGACCAGGCTTCGTTAAATCCCCCACCAAGGAACGCAATATTTTCCATAAACACACAACAACTGTGTGTACCTAAAGTCCCTTTTTCAATCTGAGCGCCCTCTATTCGACTAAAAGGAAAACCACTCCCCCCAACATTATCGAAAACCTCAATAGTATGTCGGTTAAGAGCGTAAACCTCATTTCGTATTTTTAAAAGAGCTTGTATTTTATCGGGATCAGCCTCAGAACTTCCATATTTCAAAGGGTCTACTGTAAATGGATCAGTAAGCTCTGTAACAATTAAATTAACGCCATCTGTAGTCATATAATAGCCGTCCACCCAAACTAAATCGACTACATTCCCTAAATCTGTATCAATCACTTGTTGAAGAACGGACCCATTGTAGAGATACATTTTATTGTCAGCAGCTATTGCTAAATAAGTAGGCCCATAATCCATAGTTACTTGGTCAGTTCCTGAAATTGTACCTATCTCAATATAAGTTCCATCTTCTGAAACTTGAATAAGTTTATCCCCTGTTACACGAAAACAAACATCATTCCAATTAATACCTCCGCGATCTATACCCGGTACATCATTCAAACCCAATTGAATAACACCATCCCCTGGTCTCAGGTATCCATTAGCTATCCCTGTTTTTTTAGGGACGGGAATTAAATTATTAGGATATGAGGTTCTAAAATCAGAAGACTCATTTGTGTATATTCCGTTTAAAATAGGGATTTGCATGCAAAACTAAACTCCGCCTTCACCTGGTTGAATATATAATGTAGTTGCCCCTGTAATTTGAAGAGCAGCCACAGTGTCTTCTCCATCAGATTTTCTAAAAATAACTTCACTTCCGGCTCTGACAAGAGTATCAACAGTAGTAGCTGTTTGAGCTCCAGTGCCAATTCTAACATGGCAATGATTAGCTCCTGTATTTACAAATCGAACAGACAAAGAGTGTTTATTAACTGTAACGGATTGGGAAGTACCGCTAGTGGTTATTAATTGAACTCCCCCTCTTACTCCATCAAATGGTACTGTTATCATTTTTATTTCTCCTTTTTATCCTACTCGGTACCATACATCACCGGTAGCGTCGTATTTTAATCTAAAAAAACCATTAGCGCTTAAAGAAGCAGGTTCTCCTGTTACTGCGCCCGCTCCATTACCATCTACAGTAAGGGTTGTGACTGCTTGAGTGCAGTTTACCAAAATATCTTGCTTATCTGCTATATTAGCAAGAGCTGGTAACTTAATCGTTAGGGTCGATAGGGTCCCAGCAGGTGTAAGAATGAGATGAGTATTCACACTGCTATCTGTAATACTAACTGTAGCCCCCGTAATTGGGCTTCCATATTGTGTAGCATATTCAGTAAAAGAAGTAGAGGCGCCGAAAACAAGATTGTTTTGCATATAAGATTGTAATTGTGCAACTGTTCCTTGCCTGTCTACACCGTTAGCCCCTGAATATTTAGGAATTTTATCTGAAGAACTCCATGCTTCATTTGTAAGTTGATTTATTGTTGACATTTTTATCTCCTATCCATTGAATTCTAACACACTATCTTGCCCCAGTGTTATATTATCAACTGGATTAGATATAAAAGGATCATTATTTAATTGCCATGGTTTATTCCCAGCGCCTGCTGGCATTGTACCAGGTAGTTGCATTTGCCCAGGTGAAGCCACTCTTGATAATAACAACTGATAAGAAGATTTAGCGGATTGTTTAGTATCAGAGGACGCTACTTTTCCATAACTAGGTGCTAATTTTAATGCTAAATTTGTATAAATAGCCTCAGTAGCCCAGTCTGGTACATTAGACTTGGAAGATAAAGAACTATCATCAG